CAAGGAACTCGGCCTTGCCGGACAACAAGCTGAAGACTACGCCCGGAACACTGCGGAAAGAGCTACCGACCGCATCGCTCAACCAACCCGCGCAGGCGCTCGATCCCTCTACGAAAACACCCAGACAGACCCGCTGGCCCGTGCTGGATGGGCGTTTGCCTCCGAGGCCCGGAAGAACCTTGCATTGGTTGCGTATTCGTTCGCCGAGCGAGACACAGCCACAAAACTTCGGACCATAGCCTATGTGCTTGCATTGAATGCCATCGGCTCTCAAATCCTGCGATCCATTTGGCGCGACACTCAAGACGACGATGACGAGGAACTTTTCGATGAGAAATATTGGAATCCCAAACGCTTCTTGATGGCTGCGGCAACCGAGCCGCTCTACGGAATACCAGTCTTCGGGTCGATGTTGGAAGAAGCCGTCTACAAATCGGCAGGCGAATACAACCCACAGACATCGTTATTTTCCGTTGCCTCCGCAGTTGGCCCAATTAAACGACTGCCGGATCACTTGTCCGGCGACACCGAAATGCGCGATGTTTTCAGTGACATCGACAAAATCATTTCCTCGCTCGGCGTCATGCACTCAAACATCGCAGCCACCGCATCAATCACGCATCTCGCCAAAGACCTGTTTGGCCTCGCCGATTCTGCCGTGGACGCCACCACCGAAGATTGACAACTCACTTGTTTTGACTGATACCATAAGACCACTATGAAACCACTCAACTACCTCCTCGACAGGCTCAACGAGAACTCCACATGGAGGGGCATCCTGCTCGTCCTCACAGCCCTTGGCGTGTCGCTTTCGCCGCAGCACCAAGAGGCCATCGTTGCAGCGGGCCTCGGCCTTGTCGGCGCGATCAACATCTTCCGCAAAGGATGAGGCCACGCCGGATCGCCGCAGGACTGATCGTCGTTGCCTTCGTGGCGCTGGCATTCTTGACCTCCTGCGTCAGCGTTCCGGTTCCGCCATTCGGTGACCGGCGAGGGGAACTCGGCAACCTGCAAGTCAGCGTCAGCGTTAAATACATCCCGCTCACAAATCCCGATCTCCCCGGAGATCAGAATCTCAATCACGCCTGGTCGAAATTCGGCGAGGCAAAAGCTCTCAAAGACAAATGACCAAGCTCCTCGCCGAAATCGCCGCCTCACAAATCGGAGTTCGCGAGGAAGGCGGGAATAACAACGGAGCAAAAATCCGCGACTACCAAAAGGCCACCGACCTCAAGCCCGCCTCATGGCCATGGTGCGCGGCCTTCGTGGACTGGGTAATCTCCGAGTGGCTCGACCACCCCGGCGTCCGCGACTGGCTCAACCTCCAATCCTCCACGCCGGAGGACTGGAGACCCAAAACGGCGCTCGCATACGGGTTCCTCGGCTGGGCTAAAGCCCGCCCGAAGACCGCCATCATCCTCCACGACCGAGAACTCGCCCGACCCGGCGACATCGTCGTCTTCGACTTCTCTCATGTCGGAATCGTCGAGTCTGATTCCGGCCACCAGATCATCACCATTGAGGGAAACACCAACGGGCGAGGGGAGCGAGACTCAGAAACGGGAGATGGAGTCTGGCGCAGAGCACGGCAAAAAACCATCGCTCGAAACTTCATCCGAATCCGGCCAGTAACATCCGGATAATTTTATAATCGATAATTGCGTTAAAAAAGACCAGTTATTCACAGAATCGCGTTTCAGTAGGAGAAGAGAATCGCGTTCGTAAGTCGTTGATCAACGAGTTGCAAAAAACCATCAAATACTTACGAAAAAATGCCACAAGATGCCACAAGTACATCTTAAATAACTCGAAATCAACGAGTGTTTCGCGACTCAAAATCGCGTTCCGCAAGGAGTGTCGGTTCGATCCCGACCGCCGGTAGTTCCTTCGATATCAACCCGCAGAAGCCCATAAACAAAGGCGCTGCGGGTTTTTCGTGTCTGGACTTTGTGGGACTCGTTTTTCCTTAATTGGACAAATAAAGGTTGCGGAAATGCCACAACTGCCACAAGGTTTGTCCAGTTATGTCTTATCGAGTTACAGAAGATCGGTCGCGGAGGACTTCGCCTTGGGTGCTGACCATACCAAAATCGGTGGCCGGTCGCAGGCTGCGGTATTTTTTTGAGACCGAGTCGATGGCTTGGAGCGAGGGGCCGAGGGTGATTGAGAGGCTCCAGAAGGGCGGGACGGATTCTCTGATTCCTGTTGAGGGGCCGACCGTGGAGCGGGCTGTGGCAATGTTTGTGGCACTTTTTCAAGACAGGTCGAAGTCGCACCGGGAGAAGGTGGAGAAGGTTGGCAAGTGGCTGGCGAGGGATTTGCGGATGCCGCTCAAGGCTGTGACGCCGCTGGCTATGGTGCAGTGGTTCGCTGGCATTCCCGGTTCGGAGACTCAGCGGGCCACGGTCTATCGTTATGTCCGGCTTTTCTTCAACTGGACAGTTAAGATGGACCTTCTGGACAAGTCGCCGTTCCGTGCTGTGGACTGCCCAAGACCGAGGTCTCGAAAGGACATTCTGGATGCCGGTCAGATGAAGGCGCTGCTCGATGCGGAGATGAGTGATGAGATGCGGGCGTCGATCCTGCTGGGCGGGTTCGCGGGCCTGCGGAGCATTGAGATTCAGCGGATGAACTGGGAGGACATCGATGTGAAGGCTGGGCAGATTTGGGTGAGGCCGGAAGTGTCAAAGCAACATCACGGCATGATGGACCGGATCGTGGATTTCACGGAGCCGCTGACGAAGAGAAAGGATTTCTTTACCGGCAAGAAAGGCCGGATCGTGCCGGGGAGTGCGCGGTCGCATTACGAGGAGCGCAGGCGGATGGCCGCGAAGCTGGGGTGGGACGGGTTTCCGGAGAATTCGCTCCGGCATTCGTTCGCGACCTATCATTTGGCGAGGTGCAAGAGCGCACCTCTGACGGCTTTTCAGATGGGGCATTCCAGTCCCGCGATGGTGCAACGAGTCTACGCCGTTCCCGCTGCCAGAGCGGATTCCGAGGCGTGGTGGAGGATTTGATATGCCTTACGCGAACAAAAAAACGCAGAAGAAATTCATGGCTCGGCAATACAAGACGAAGTATACGACCGATGACAAATTCAAGGAAGCCGAGGCGCAGCGCAAGGCGGACTGGTATCAGCGAAATCGCGAGAAGGTGATTGCGCGGGTGCTGGAAAATCGGGCAAAGAAGGTGAAGGGGAACTCAAGAACGGTTTGATAAGTCCCCTTGACAATCCAAACTTGCACTTCGCTGCGGACAGGGACAGATTGATTTTGTGCAAAGTTTGAAGGCTGGATTTCAGTCGCTTGCTGAAGGATTCGGGTATGTGATGGGAATTCAGCCGAGGAAAGATGTTTTGAAAAAAACGGATGAGGAGGCGTTGGCCTCAGACTGGGAGGCGATTGGCGGGGACTTTGCTGCGGTCGGCAGGGATATTGAAAAAGGGATGCGTATTTTTGTCGAAAAAAAATAGGTGTGGCATTTTTTTCTTGAAGAGGTTCCTGAATTCTTCAAATTAAGGACATATTCCGCTACGCCCGTAGGCGGGCACACAAACCAGCCCGCAGTCTCTTTCATGGGACTGCGGGCGTTTCTTATTCGACTATGAAAAAAACTGCTCTTTTGATTGATGCAGGATGGTTCCTAAAGGGGCTGGCTGATCAAATTTCTGTAAAATGGCCAAGCGCGAAACAAGTTTGCACTGCCGTAAAAAGCACTCTTCTGGAAACCGAGGATTTATATCGGATTTTTTACTACGATTGCCGACCTTTTGATGGCACCGTTACAAATCCGATCTCCGGGGCATCGGATGATTTCACCAAAAAACCTGCATTTGCTGGAAGAAACAAGTTTCTCGATGCCATGGAGCAAGAAGAGTTTGTGGCATTGCGCCTCGGCGAATTAAAAATGCAAGGGTGGGATATCCGGCCTACATTCAAAAATTCTTTGCAAAACGGAGCAGTATCGAAAATGACCGAAGACGACATGCACCCCAACTTCAAACAAAAAGGGGTGGATATGAAAATCGGCATTGATGTGGCCTCGCTCGCATTCAAGCGTATTGTTGATCGCATTG